CTGCTCTTGATGAACGAGAGAAAGCCGACTCCCATTTTTACAGGAGTTATCAGAAGACCAAAGTTGGCCAACTGATTAATGCCGAACACGAGGATCTATATCAAATGTACGTACTCCGTGCTAACGGAATTAACGTAATATATCGGACTTCAACCTTTTATGGCGTGTCCGCTGAATGCCAGTTTGAAATAGAGAATGATCTAATCGCCAACCTGGGCTCGCTGGGAGTCATTAACCCCGCGGTCCTTGCATGGGAGCTACTACCTTTCTCATTCGTCGTCGACTGGTTTCTCCCTGTTGGGAATTACCTGAACGCGATGGATGCCACAGCTGGCTGGAAATTCCTATCCGGCTCAGTTAGCAAGGTAGCAAAACTGGAAGGCTCAATTGTGGGGATGAGGTCAACTTTTTGGCATCATCTCCCCAATGGCATGTCAGCAGAGGTTGAGAATTTATCTCGCGCCCCTTCTCGACTTTTTAAGTTCGAGAGACAAGTCATGAGCAATTTTCCTGGTCCTCGGATGCCAGAATGGAAAAATCCGATCACCCTGGGGCACTTCGCTAACGCTTCTGCGTTGCTAGTGCAACTGTTCCGTTAACCATTCCTTTTAAGGAAAGTCATGACAGCTCCTGTCAATTTGACCTTGAACACCAAGGTTTACAGTCCCGACGGAAACTCCGCCGGCACCGCTCTCTGGAAGAATCGTGAGTCTGGATTCGTGAACGGCTTCAAAACCGCCACGGCCAAAGTCACAAGTGAAGTTTCTTCCAAGAGTCAGGTGAGCCGCGTGCGCCTGAGTCTCAGGCTACCCGTGCTGGCAACGGAAGACAGTACTTGTTCTTGCGAGGGCAGTCTGCTGCACACCAATACAGTGTCAGTTGACTTCATCGTTTCGAACGCGTCCAGCGCTGCTGAACGTACCGACCTCTTGACCAGTCTGAAGGATTATCTTGCAACGGCGACGGTAACGTCCCTCGTTGTGGATCTCTCACCGGTCTATTAAGCCAACCTCGTACTTACGCCCTCACGGGCAAAGGATAGCAAAATGTCTCTTGTTAGAGCTCCAGAGTACGATTGGGACCTTCTTCTTCTCCTTTCAGGGAAGGACTTGGTCTCTATCATGAAACAGCATAATCCGTTCTTTACTACCGCTATTTTTGAAGCGATAGATAGACCGGAAAATATGATCATGAACTTGGCAGGTAATCCCCCCGCTTGCTTCCTGGTTTGGCAAAAAATTGCCTTCCAGATGCGGCTTGGGGATCAAGGTGCGTAAGCCCCGCTTGGGCTGACCCATTAACGAAATCCACTAAGGAGATCGCAAATGGCTGGTACCCTAAATTGGGTATGGGATAGCTCCCACCCGGGTGTCGTCGAATATCGTTTCCACGATATTTGGGTCGGCGTCCTGGGCCCAGATCAACCTTCACGAATAGGATCTTTCCTGTATGAAGACGCAAAGAAGCCTCTTGGCAAATGCAAGTCGTCCGCCTGTCGGAAATCGACCGGTGGAAAGTGTCGCCGATGCTCATGTCATCCAGATTGTGACCCGCCTTTTGCGGGAAACAAGTCGATCGTCGCTGAGCTTAACAGCTTTATCGCTGATGGAACATGGACGATGGTCTGAACTCTCGGACCTTTCCATAAATCCATCGCTTTACGACGATAGTGTGAGCTTCTCGAGGGATTATCTCGCCCTTGAGATTCTATCGAAATACCCGTTTCACAACGCGGTATCAGATAGGGTGAGCGTTGCGCTCACTAAGTTCACTGACTCGGAGACCTCTTGTGCTTCCTCAAATTTGAGGCTGCAGCGTTCGACACGGAATGGGGATTTTCCCCCTCTGTGGCCAGCCGTAGAACATACGGCCCGGCGAAAAATCGAACGCCTGCTCGGCCCCTTCCGACAGGAAGAGGCAGAGAGCTTGGGTAACTTCGGACCTGGCGCAACTACGTCATTGCGACGTAGCCGTGGTGACTCGTTCCATAAGTTCGGGCATTCTAAGCCCGACACGACTCATGAAAACGCAACCCTTTCGTGGATATATGTGTATAACATTCCACGGTGGTTTGAGCTCCTTACCG